TCAACCCTTCATTCTCGTCACAAACAAAAGAAAAGCTTATTACCGAAGTAAAAGAGTTTGGAACTACATTTGAAGTAAGTCCAAAACTTATACAATCAATATTGAAGTCAGAGATAGTAAACTCTATCTTAGATTGGATTCAACAAAAGAAGAATGCAGAGGATAGCAAACTACAAAGAGATCTTAATAAAAAGCTTACAAAGATTAAGGTTGAGAAACTTATCGATGCCAAAGGTAAAGACAGATGGAAGTATTCTATTGGATTATTCGAGGGAGACTCTGCGATTTCTGCGTTTAGAAAGTATAGAACACCTGAGACTATGGGTGCATTCGCACTTAAAGGAAAGTTTGTCAATGTATCTGAAATCACAAATCAAAAGCTAGTTCAGAACGACGAGGCGGTAAACCTAATGGCCTCTATCGGTTTGAAACTTGGACAAGAGATAGATGTTAGAAATCTTAGATATGGTCGAGTTCTTATATTCACTGATGCTGATATGGATGGTAATGCCATTTCCGCACTTTTGATAAACTTCTTCTACAAATATTGGCCGGATATGTTCGAACGTAAGATGATTTACAAAGTAGAGACTCCAATCGTTGTTGCAATACCAAAAGCTAAGGCCAAAAAGAAAGTTCTTTTCTATACACAGAATGAATACAATGTTTGGGCTGAACAAAACGACTTGAAACAATTCGAGATAAAGTATAAGAAAGGATTGGCAGCACTTGTCGATGACGAGTACGATGACATTATCAACAGACCTAGACTTACACTGATAACTAAAGACTAAGCATCAAAAGGATCTTTAGAAACTTGGTTTGGTAAAAGTGCCGATTTAAGAAAGAACGAGTTGTTGAAATGATAGTGATAGTAGACAAGAAGGAAAGAAAAGATGACGTAAAGGTCGCTGATGGGTATATTTCTTTGTCTGACTTCAACAAGATGAAAAAATATCAGAATAGTAGATTCAACGCTACTATGAGAAGGAGAAGAATAAAAATATCTTTGATATCAAATAGTTTTTCCGTATATTGTGAATAAAAAAAAGATGATGTATACTATAAGACATATCGGAGAAACCAAATTCGAGGCCACGTTGGATACCGGCGAGGTCAAAGAAGTCGGTTCTAACCTTATCGGAATGATAAGATATACCTATTTCGAAGACTTCAGCATCCCGCCTACCGGGTGGGAAGTGACGCAAGAGCAGCTTCTCAAAGACTACAACCCTAAGGTCTTCAAAGACATTCAAGAAGGAAAGATAACGCCCGGATTCCATGACTTCGGTACGACAGACTGGATAGAAAGGGTATGACATGAGAGGACGTGGTTGGCGAAGGATAATCAAAGAGAATATAGTTATCAGACGATTGTCTTGGAGGCTTAGGAATTCACATTGGTGTTTTATAGATGCAAACAATATTATTAGACAGTCTGTTCGTTTCGAACACTATATAGGAACAGAAACCGAATTTCGAGCAAAATCGCATGTCACTACGAAATGGGATACGAACTACAAAATAAAATTCTCACCTAACAAATCAAAATGCGGATGGAGATACAAAGGTCATAATAGAACGAGAGAGGAATGTGACAAAGAATTTTTAAATATTCTGAAAGAACATGGAATTAGATGATATAGTACCCGACCGTTCGGATAGTTGGAAGGTCTCAAAAGGAAGTCTTCTATACAAAAAGTATGTCTGGTTACCAATATGTTCATATGATGAAGATTTACTGATAGTATTCTTAGACCGCAGGATGCATAAGGCTGTCATAAAGGTCATAAAGAGACTGATGCTTCTCGATGTAAAATTCTATTGTGTATGTATCGACTTCTCTAGTCCCAAAGGTGTCTTGGATTTCCATGAGAAAAACATAAGACATTGCCTTCTTTCCTACGCAAGTGAGGAATTCTTCAACGGATTTGAAAAGATAGGGTTCGACCTGATAAAGAACATGACTGATTGGGCAGAGATACAAGGATGTTTCGAACTGATAAAGGAATGTTATATAGAGGCAAAGAAGGAGGTCAATCGGAATTATTACGACTACTATTCCTCTAAGTATATATATGAATATCCTTCTAATATAAGAGATAACTTCGATATGATCTATAGAGAAATACAGATAAACCGCATTCTATAAACATTTAATCTATTTATCACCAACATAAATTGGTTTTTTTACTATATATTGAAATAAATGCTAAGCATATAAAAATAAATAATATAAAAATGCGTCTAGATCTTATCATAGATGGAAATTATATTTTAAGCAAACTGGTTTTTACACTGCATAAAAATAACCTTCTTTTTGGTGCTTTAAACAAAGCACTTGAGAATACAATCAGTAATTACAGAAAATGGTATCCTTTTGCGAACATCTATCTTGTTTCCGACTCCAAAGAAAAATCTTGGAGAAAACAGTATACGAGTGCCTATAAGGCGAACCGGAAAAAAGACTCCGATATAGACTGGAAGTTCGTCTATGAAGTATATGGTGAATTCAAAGAAGGAATCAGTTCTTCGTGTAAGGTGCTGGAAGCTCCTCACGTCGAGGGAGACGACTGGATATCTTTTCTGGTAGAGATTGCCAACAAAGAAGGTCGATCTACTATAATAGTCTCCAACGACTACGACATCAAGCAGATTGTCGGATATAGCCTAAATCCTCTATATATCAACATAATGAGTAACGAGATGCATAGCCGTGAAAAGCTTTTCTTGCCAAATAACTACCAGATATTCTTAGACGGAGTATCTAAGCTACCAAGCGACGACATCTTCAACCTAAACGATAATACGGAGTTTTTGGCATTGATGAAGAGATTCATGGATAAATATGAGATAAATGAGATAAATCCGATAGAGTCTCTTATGATAAAGATAATATCGGGCGACCAGAGTGACAACATCTCTTCTGTTTGGAATGTTACCAAAAACGGAAAGACTCGAGGAATCGGAGCGAAAGGAGCGAAGGTTATCTACGACTCCTATATAGAAGAGTTTGGAGAAGTGAACCTTTCTGACCCGGATTTACACGAGAACATCGCAGACCTTATATGTGAGAAGAAGAAACTCGGAAAATCGAAGATTGAAGAGATAGTAGAGAACATAAGAGGAAACTTCAGGCTTATAGACCTAAGTATCAAAAATCTTCCAAACGAAATAGTATCCAAAATGGATACTGTTTATGAAAGTATCGTATAAAGGAAGAGAAGTCTTTTTGATTTACGATTTGGAATAGAACAAAATATATTTTGAAATGGCCAAGATAAGCGTAATAATACCATGTTACAACTATGAGCGATACCTCGAGCAGTGTGTTTCTTCGGTATTACTTCAGAGAACGGAACATGAAGTCGAGATAATAATAGGAGACGATTGCTCCGACGATTCTAGTTTCGAGATTGCCAAGCGGTTCGAGAGTATGTATACATACGAAGGACTTACCATATCAGTATACAGAAACGAGCAACATCTTGGAGAGGTCATGAACACTGAAAAGCTGCTACAGATGGCGAAAGGTGAGTATGTGGCTTATCTCAACGGTGCCGACTATTGGATACATCCAGACAAGCTACAGATGCAGGTTGAATTCCTCGACGAGAATGCAGACCACTCGATGTGTGTAACGGGATACATAGAGTTGAGGGATACCGGATTCGCACCTTCGACAGGTGCGAGCTACTTAATACCTTCGCTACCTATGAATTCACAGAGGCTCTCGGAGGGAAATCCAGTATCTTCGTCATCTTCAAGGATGTTCAGGAATTACGGAGGACTTTACAAAGAATACTTCGATAATTTTCCATTCTCAGACTGGCCAATCAACTTCGAGCTTTCCTTTAAAGGGAAGATAGGATTCCTTAACACCCCGACATACGTATATAGGATTCATTCAGATTCTCTGACGAACAACCTTCATGAACAACCAGAAATGTTCAAGAGAAGGCAAGCGGTTCTATCCGCACTTCTCAAATACAGACTAGTTAAATAAACTTCGCAAGTAAAGTAGAATATAGTTAACAAACTACTTATTTAAAGTGATAGATGGAAATAGAAGACAACTTATTGGCGGTTGCCAATGCAATGTTTAAGAATAGGAACAATTGGATTTTTGTATCTACAAAACAAAAAGAAAAGTGGTTTTTTATAATAAACCGAAACTTCTCTAAGAAATACCCTCAAAAAGCACAACTTTTAAACCTAAAGACAATAGACAAAGCAACCGCGATGGATATTTGGCATGCCTTCATGAAGACACAACCTTATCCAGAATGGTTTTGGTCGAAGTCTCCTAAAATGGAGAAAGATTTACCTGAAAAAGAATACAAGCAACTTCTTAGACATTTCGCAATAAAAGAGTCAGACTTAGATTATCTGATTGATAAATATCCAGATTTTATAAAAGAAGAACAAACTTACTTAAAGAAGTTAGAAAAAGGAAACTAATAAAAATAACATACAAATATGAATATAGTTGAAAAAGAAACCACAATGAAATGGTATGTGGTTAGGGCTCAATCTAATAGAGAGAGATCAATAGCAGAAAGACTTACAAACGAAGGTCTTGTAGGCGATTTAATGGGTAAACTTGGAAGAGTAATCGTTCCTATTGAAAACTCATTCTATTTGAAGAACGGAAAGAAAGTTAAAAGAGAGAAAGTTAAATTCCCAGGATATATCTTTATTGAAACTAATGCAGTAGGTGAATTGAAATACTTTTTAAAAGGAATGAACGGTGCACAAGGATTTCTAACAAATAGAACTGGTGATATTCTACCGCTTACACAGTTAGAAGTTGATAGAATGATTGGTGAACAAAAAAGAGTTCTAGAAGAAGTTGAAGTTGAAGTAAGATTCATCGTAGGTGAAGAAGTTCAGATTTTGGACGGACCTTTCAATACTTTCACTGGTAAGATTGAACAAGTAAACGGAGAAAAAGTAAAAGTTGCTGTTTCTGTATTTGGTAGAATCACTTTAATCGAGCTTAACATAAATCAGATTGACAAGAAAGCATAATGGATAATAGCCAGCACCAAAAGAATCTTTATGAAAAGATACTTCAATCGTCTGCGTACATAAACAAAGTGGCAAGAAGTGGTGCTGGCAATTATATCATTACCTCAAAACAAGTCTCTGATATGATTTCCGAGATAATGACGGAAAGAATAGAGGCCAGAAAGAAGAAGATAATAAAGATACTATCATGGAAAGAGTAGAAGGAAAGATCATACTCGAAGGAGTACTTCAGACATTCGATAGGCTCTGCTCAAATGGTCGAATCTATCCCGAAACATATCATGCAGAAGCATATGAAAAGCTTCTCAAAAGACTGGTTGAAAGAATTGTTCCGGATGAGAGGATAAGAAAGATAAATTCATTGAGAAGCTCATGGAAGTAGAAAAGGTAAGGGAAATGATGAAAAGTATGAATACTATGATAGATATTAGTCATCCTACGTTTTCTGTAGAATATTTGAAGAAAATGTTTGTATTGAGGAAAAAAGACATAAGAATAGAAAAGATAAACAGAATTTTCAATGAATAAACAAGAAAGATACGATAGAACTTATTTGAATATGGCGAAGGAGTGGGCAAAACTTTCTCACTGCACCAGAAAGTAGGTAGGTGCGGTATGAAACTAAGTGGGATGTTATTCACGGTGAGGCTAATGCTATTTTAAAATGTGCTAGACACGGTACTTGATTTTTGGTTCTTTTCATCAAGGAAAAGAACAGAGATTTCATTTCAAAATAAACCATCTAAAAAATCACTCAAAATTTATTTAATTTCAAGAAGCGACTGATCGTCTTATGCAAATTGAGGCAATCATTGAAAAAGAATAAAAAGAAGATGCAGAAAAGCCGCTGCATTCTTGTGATGGTGGAACTCTTTACCAAACACATTATTAGTAAATATTGTAATAAGTTTATAAAACATAGAGGTATTTATTTATTTTATATATAATAAAAATAAATATTTTTATGGATAAAGTTAAGTGTGAAATTTGTGGAAATCTATTTAAAGGATTAGCTGGACATTTAAAGGTTAAACATGGTATATCAACCAACGAGTATAAAGTATTGTATCCTGGATCACTAACTCTAAGTGAAGAATTTTATGAAAAATTAAAAGAAAGTAAAATTAAAATTTGTATTGTTTGTGGTTCAGATTTCTTACCAAAAAATAGTAGAAATGTAACATGTGGTAAAAAATGTCAATATGAGAATACGTCTTCAAAAAGATTGGGTGTTAAAAGAAGTAATAATTTTAAATTAGTTAAGTGTAAAAATTGTAATAAAGAAAATTATGTGAAAATATATTCTGATTATAATTACTTCTGTAATAGAGAATGTTATGATAAACACCACTCAGTTGTTAAAAAAAATATTAAGTGTAAATACGAAAAATGTTCAAAATTATTTAGTATTTATGAAAAACAAAAGGATAGAAAATATTGCACAAGAGAGTGTTATAAATTGGATTATAATGAAGAAAGATTAAATTTCAACTCAAATAGTAAATATAGAAAGGGATATTATATATCTATGAGAGATAATGAAAAAAAGTGGTTCGATAGTTCATATGAACTATCAAGAATGAAACAATTAGATTTAGATGATAGTGTTATGGATTGGTCAAAGAATAATATAAAGATAAAATATATCGGTGAAGATGATAAGGAACATACTTATACACCAGATTTACTAATTAAATATAATGATGGGATGGTTGTTATAGAAGAAATAAAAGGTAGAATAACTCGTAGAGATATTTTAAAAATGGAGGCAGCGATACCATATTTGGATAAATTAAATATAAAATATAAAATTGTTCAAAAAAATGATATATATGACGACTTTATTGAGCCGATAATAGAAGATTATGAAAATAAATTTGGAACATTTCAAAGAATATCATTATTATACTCATTCATGAAAATGGCTAATAACATTTCAAATAGATCTTCTTGTATAAGAAGACAAGTGGGTTGTTTGGTAGTTCCTTCAACTTTAGAAAATATATCATCTATTGGTTATAATGGTTCTCTACCAGGTGAAGAAAATGGATGTAAAGATATAGGATCTGGTAAATGTGGTTGTATTCATGCTGAAATAAATTCATTGAATAAATTCAAAAACTATGATGAGAATGGTGATTACATATTATTATGTACTTTATCACCCTGTTTAAATTGTTCAAAGGAAATTTTAAAATATCCAATTAAAAAAGTAATTTACTTAAATTGTTATAAAGATACATATGGGATAAAATATTTAAGAAACAATAATATTGAAGTTCTTAGTTATAGTGAATTAGTGAAGAATGAAGACAAAAGATATTCTTAAAAATTTTGGTTATGAAAGACTTATCATTTGAGTTAGAAAGATTGAGTCATTACTATCATAGTGAGATGATTATCGATATGACTATGGCACCGGTATACGAATTCATACACAAAACAACAGGTAAGAAATACAGCTATAGATTGAGTATGACTGATGTAAAAGACTTTGGTCCTAGTGTGGTAAAAATGCTTGATGAATTGAAAAGTGAAATAAGAGAAGATAAACTAAACGATTTAGGAATATGACACAAAGAGAATTTAACGTAGAGCTACTTAAAAAGGGAGAGCTTATATGTAGAAACAGCCAGTTCTGTAAAGGAAAACAGGTAGGTGTACATGGTCGAATGTTTGGTGCCGAAATGCTTGAAGAGGTAGACTCAGTATGTGCGGTTTTCGCAGCGGAAATATGTGATACTCCTTGGGTCGTAACTAAAACGATGAATAGTGAGTTTATAAAAGAGATACTACCAAATCAGATATACAAAACCTATGTAGGTATTAAAAAGATTGGAAATACATCAATCACTTTGAATGTTGAGATTAGAACACATTCTGTAGATACCGAAAAAGAAGTTTTAGCTTTAAGATGTGAAACTACGTTTGTTAGAATAAACGAATATGGCGAGGCGATAAAGATAAGTGACAATGTAAGGAGTAAATATCCTGAACTAAGTATAAGAATTGAAAAAGAGAGCTAATGCTCTCTTTTTTTTTTATACATTTCTGCGTCAGTATTTTTGTCAGTCATGTCAGTATTTTTGTCAGTATAAATGATTTTTTAATAATGAATATCTATCTCAGAGAAGATTTATCTTCATTTATACTATGTTATAATAAACTTTCTATTATATTTTCATATATATATTGAATTTTCAGAGTCATGAAATATTTTGGCACGAAATTTGAAAGTATATAGAAAAAATAAAAAACAAATATGAGTAAAAACAACGTAATCCTAGGAATTGACCTAGGGACAACAAATTCGGCAGTTGCTGTCGTAGAAGGAGGAGAGCCAATCGTAATCGCGAACTCTGAAGGAAGAAGGACAACGCCATCGATTGTATCGTTTTCAGAAAACGACAGAAAGATTGGAGATCCTGCAAAGAGGCAATCCGTTACGAATCCAAAGAACACCGTCTATTCGATAAAGAGATTCATCGGAAAAGACTACTCTGTATGTACAGACGAGGTCAAAAGAGTTCCTTATGAAGTTAGGAAGTCAAATTCAGGAAACGTTCCTGTAGTGAATATCGACGGAAGAGACTATACTCCACAGGAAATATCCGCGATGATTCTTCAGAAGATGAAGAAGACTGCGGAAGACTATCTCGGATATGAGGTTACCAGGGCGGTTATTACAGTTCCTGCATACTTCGGTGATGCAGAAAGAACAGCTACTATTGAAGCAGGTGAAATCGCTGGTTTAAAAGTAGAAAGAATCATCAATGAACCTACTGCTGCGGCTTTGGCATACGGATTGGACAAAAAGAACATGGATTCCAAAATATTGGTATTTGATTGCGGCGGTGGTACACATGATGTTTCCGTACTTGAGATTGGTGATGGTGTATTCGAAGTGAAGTCTACTGATGGTGATACACACTTAGGTGGAGATGACTTCGACAATACTATCATAGAGTGGATGGTAGAAGAGTTCAAATCTGAGCATTCTATGGACCTTGCAAAAGATGCGATGGCTCTTCAGAGATTGAAAGATGCTGCTGAGAAAGCCAAAATTGAGCTTTCTTCAACTTCTGAGTCAGAGATAAACCTACCTTATATAACTGCAAAGGATGGCATTCCGTTACATTTCGTGAAAAAGTTGACGAAGGCAAAATTCGAACAGATGACCGCATCGTTGGTAGAGAGAGCTATCGCGTGTGCAAAATCGGCGCTTAAGAATGCCAAGCTTAAACCATCAGACATCGACGAAGTTATATTGGTAGGAGGATCTACGAGAATCCCTGCTATACAGGATGCTTTAGAACAATACGTTGGGAAAAAACCTAACAGGTCGGTAAACCCTGACGAGGTAGTGGCATTGGGTGCTGCGATACAAGGTGCTGTTCTAAACGGAGGAATCACTGACGTTCTTCTTCTGGATGTTACTCCACTTTCTTTGGGAATTGAGACAATGGGTGGAGTCTTTACAAAGCTTATTGAGGCAAACACTACTATTCCTACAAAAAAGAGTGAATCTTTCAGTACTGCATCTGACAACCAGCCATCTGTAGAACTTCATGTCCTTCAAGGAGAAAGATCTATGGCCAAAGACAACCGATCATTAGGACGTTTTAATTTAGATGGAATCATGCCGGCACCAAGAGGAATTCCTGCCATTGAAGTAACATTTGACATCGACGCAAATGGAATTCTTTCTGTATCTGCAAAAGATAAGGCAACCGGAAAACAAAACTCGATTAGGATCGAAGGAGGATCACAGCTTACCAAAGAGGAAATCGAGAAGATGAAAGCAGATGCGGAGGCAAACGCAGAATCCGATAGACTCGAAAAAGAGAAGGTAGATAAGATAAATGCTGCAGACAGCATGATTTTTCAAACCGAAAAACAAATAAAGGAGTTTGGAGAAAAGCTTTCAGAGGAAGACAAAAACTCAATCAATGAGAAGCTCGAGGTGTTGAAAAAGGCACACGCAGATGCAGACGTTGTAGCAATCGACAGCTCTATTCAAGAATTGAACGATACTTGGGGACCTATCAGTACCAAACTATATCAAGAAGGAAATAATGATTCTTCGAATAACAGCGAGTCAAAAGATGAAGACTCTGCAGTTGAAGATGTTGATTTCGAAGATGTTAAGTAACAATTTTTAAAAGAAACCCTGTAGAGATGCAGGGTATTCTTTTTTTAAGATGTATTTTTATGATGTATATTTTAGATGAAGACAAGAATCCTGTCAAATGTTATGACTTTGAGGAATGGGGGAAATGTCTCAATGACCAAAGCAAGAAGATAGTCGCACAAGACTATTTCGGAGAAGTTTGTGTATCTACCGTATTTTTAGGAATAGACCATTCTTTTGATTTTGGCACCGCGGTACTTTTTGAGACGATGATATTTGGTGGAAAGGAAGACGGATATCAAGACAGATACTATACCTGGAATCAGGCCTTGGTCGGACATGAGAAAGCCTGTGAAATCGCCAATCATGATGCTATAGAAAGAAACAAAAGACTTGAAGAATTAGGGATTGATTGATATTTAAAATTTAAGATATTTCAAAACAAAAAGATATCATAATATTATACAGAATGGAGAAACATTTTGTATCTCATAAAAAAAAATATATAAAATGAATAGATTAGGTAAGGATGCGAAAAGTTTGATAGATTCTATCGGAATAGATACTTCCGGAGAAATCGGATGGAATCTCTCTCCTAAAAATCTGGTAGAAGATACTTTGAGTAGAGGACAAGGGACGATTTCTGATTCGGACGCACTTTCGATAAGGACCGGAGAATTTACGGGAAGGTCACCAAAAGACAGATTCATAGTAATCGATGAAGAAACTGAAGAATCTGTGTGGTGGGGAGATATAAACATAAAGATATCTTCTGATAATTTCGATAGACTGATGCAGAAGGCACAGAC